TACCGCCCGAGCCGGGATAAGTTGCTGTAGCCATGATAAATCTCCTTTAAGGCTATTTAACGCGACCCTCGGCGTAGGCTCTCAGCAATTCATCTGAAAGACTTTGATAACGCTCTGGGTCATCTCGCATAAGTTTTACAATGTCAGCGCGACGATAGACCTTCTTCCTTGTCCCCTCTGTGGAACCGCGAGCGTTACCAGTGTTTGCAGACTTCACAGTATTCTTACGGGCCGCCAGTTCTGCATTAGCAGTCTGTTGGACAACCTGATTACGTTCTTTGTAAAGCGTAAACAGTTCATCCGCAGCGTCATAGTCATACCGTTGGTCGGCATCCACAAATAACTTTGTCCTAACCTTTGACCCCTTAATCCACTCGGCAAACTTAGGGTCTTGCAGTATCGTTTCCATCTCTGGGTGTTTGGACTTCAACTGTGCAAGAGTGGCCTGTTGTTTTGCCTGTTGAGTGTAAGCCTCCGCTTCCTTGATCTTGGGGTGGTTAGCAATACGGCTATCCACAGCTTTTTGAGGATCAACAAAGAAATCAACATCTTCGCTATCGTCTACTTGCTGTTGCTCAGGTGCTTCTTTAGCCGAGAGTTCTGTCTGGATGTAGTTGTCAACCACTTGCCGTAGTTCGCCAACCTCGTTCCGCTGCTTGCCTGAAAACTTTTCAAGTTCCTGGTGCATCTGTATTAATTCTTCAACAGACTTACCCTGATACTTTTCTGGTACTTCAGACTCTTGAGGTTGTTCCTCTAAAGGGGCCTCAACAGCTTCAATCGTCGGCTCTTCCGGTGTTGTGGTGTCCACCTCATCTGGACGCTCATCAATAATTGTCGCTCTTGACATCACTTAACTTAGCCCCGCCTTATCAAAGGTTGTGGAGATATTTAAAGTTCGCCCGCCTCTCGACGAGCTTCTCTTCCTCTTCGTCCCGCTTCCTCGTGTTCGCGTACCCACTTCATGTGGCGTCCGGGAAAATCCCCGGTAGATCCATCTAACACAAACGGAGTCGCCGAAACGACCTTCGTAGCTACAGCGCCGCAACCGCACCTAGTGGTTGTGGTTGTGCTGTCTACAAATTCTTCAAACAAATGACCGTTTTTGCACCTAAACTCAAAAACTCTAATCATCTGTTCCTACCAAATCGTCATAACTGTTGTTTATTGAATCTTCAAACTGCAACAGATATACCAATACTTCTAGCTGGCCCTGCCTAAAAAACAGGTCTTCAGCGTCTTTTACCATCGCGACATTATTAATAGCCGCCGCGTTCTGTGTCAACTCTTCGGTTAGCTGTTTCCAACCATCGCTTCTAAATAAATCAAAGTAATCGTTGTAATACTTTTCATCTTCACGATTCATCAGGCTTTCTTTTTCCTTCTTTTGCCAGATGCAGTAACCGCATACTTAATGGCTTTTGGCCCTTTCTTCTTGCGCTTTGCGGCCTCTTTCTCTGCCTTGGTCATCTTGGCAGCTACAGCTTTGGGCCTACAAGCAGGATATGGGCGCTTAGATCCTTTGGCTTTCTTACGACCGCACTTCTTGCCGGTCTTAATATCTACCCAATCTTCTTTAAACCATTTGGTTAAGCCACCTTTGGTCTTAGCCATAAGTCCCGCCGCGCTTCTTGTATTCCCGCACCAGCCACGCATTAGCGTAGGCACTAGGATATACGTCAAATTTACGCTTGGCCGCAGCTTTAACCCTAGAGTAAAGAGCCTTGTTCTTTACATTATCAGGTATAGCACCCTTCTTTTTTTTGGCCTTAGACTTAGCTTTAGGCATTACTTCTTTGCCTTTTTCTTGGTTTTTTTCTTCTTCTTTTTTGGCTTTGGTTTTGAGCTATACGCCTTCATTCCATAACCCATAACAGCCTCCTATTTGCCTTTATGGACTTTCTGAACCTTAAAATTTGCTGATTGAGAAGCGCCTTTGTGCGGCTTGTATCCCCCAGGTGGATTCTTCATCAGCTTGTATTCTTTGCCATCCTTCATCCAATGATAGCCTTTTGGCGCTTTAACCTTCATATTATCACCACTTTTTGCAAGACCAGTATCGTGCTGTCAGTTTACTAGGTGGGTTTGTATCACACTTGTGCCTAGCCCGAAATGACTTACGCCTAGCCGGTTGGCTCTTTTTGATCGTCATCTTGGCATCACCAAATCTAATGGTCTTGGTTTTGTCCCCCACCTTCGCCACCACCACGAACTTCTTGGTCGGATGGTTCGGGGTTCGCTTCGGCTTGTTGTACCCGCTTACGCCCGCGCGTACCAGTTTTGGATCTTTTTTCGTAGCCATCAAGCCTTTCCTCAAGCTGGTCTAATTGCCGCCTCAAGTCGTTCAACTGCTCCGTCTGCTTCTTGAAGGCTTCGTTGACCTGACCGAACAGGTTGTTGAGTTCCGTTTGTGTCATTAGCATTTTGCTGTTTAGTCCTTAGCTCAGTTTCTTTGAGAAGTCTATCCGCAACCTTGAGCCTTCTTTCAAACTCTTTATCATCTTCATTACCTTCTTTCAGGTTTCTGGTTACAGCATTAACAACGTCTATCTGAAGCTCTTGTGGAGCTAGCTGGGCCTCAACTGCCAGCTTTTGCGCGCGAGCCTGAGATTCTGCGGCCTGACCGCTTAGTGCCGCTGTTTGACTTTGTTGCAGGGCTACTTGCGCCTGTTGCGCCATCATTGCCATCTGCTGAGCTTGAGGATTGGGTTGTGCCGCTTGTTGCATAGCCGCAATCAACTGCTCACGGTTATTGAGGTTCATGTTTTCAATAATGCTTTGCATCAGTATTGAATAAGCAGGGCTGTCCTGCTGCATTGTCTGAAGCAACTGCACTAGCTGTGAAACCTCATATTCCCTAGCGATAATCCCCAAAGTACTCGTAGCAACAAACTTATAATCCGCCACGGGATAGTTTTCGGGGTCAAACTGCATATAACGGTGTGCAGCTTTGGTTACAAAGGGCAGGAGGAAGGACTGCTGGAAGTTAATAAGAGTACGCTTATGACGCTTGATAATAGCGCCGAGAGACATACTGATACCAGCGGCTGTCGCTTCACCATTAACCTGACCTGCGATTCCAGCAGAATCAACCGCCCCTGTAGCCTGTTGAACCATTTGTTGTAGCGCGGCGGCTTGACCAAACGTAATCTGACTGACTTGCCCGAAGTTGAACGGCTGAAGTACTTCACGCGGATCTCCGTTGGTTAAGATCATCTTGCCGGGGCGTACTTCCGGTTTAGCCCCTCTAGGAAGCCGTGTAGCATCAACGGCCAGCATTGGATGGATAGTGAGGCTCAGGGCATCAATTCTTGCTCTAAGCTCCGTATCAAGCGCCTTCTGGCTGTTATAGCCCTTCTCACACACGCCACGACCCCAGAATCGACCGGGAACTACATCCCACGGAAATGCCACAACAGGGCGGTCGTTCATCATGTAGGGGTTAGCTTCAGCCTTGAGTAGTACGCCACCGTTGGCAATCACGACGATCGCCTCGACATACATTGAGTCTTCTTCTACCTCAACGTCTTCCTTTTCCAGAAGCTCCTTGGGTACAAGGCCGTAGTATTTAGTCAGCCGAACCTTGTCATCGTTATAAATAGTCAGGTCTTGATCGGGTTCCAAATCAGTATCTGGGGCAGCTGATTCGATCATCGCCTCACGATATACACCCTGTTCTTGCAATATCTCAACGCTGTGGCGGCTGACAAACTCATCGACCGCAACACCATAAGCATCCTCAACTGAGGTCGCTACGGGGTCTATTAGGAAGTTTTGAGGTAATACAGGCTTGAGCTTTACGACTACACGGTCGGTAATGTTGACGCCCACCGCCTGGAGATCACCGCCCATAATCGGTTCGGTAGCAGGGGCCATTTCCTTAACTTCTTCCAGGACTATCTCACCAACACCCGTGCCAAATACGGCTGAGTTAATCAGGCATTCCGCTACAGCCTTGCGAATCTTGCAGGCTTCAAAATCTTCAGACAGCTTGTTTCGTAAAAACAAAGCATCCTGCTTTTGTGCATCAACTACATCATCAGCAATATCAAAGAATTTGCCACGACCAAATGTAGCTTCTTCCAGTTCTGCAACATTGGACTCTACGGCCTGCTGCAAAGCTGGAGAAATAATCCTTGAGCGTTCTGATGCCCTTTGAGAATCCTCTGGACTCCACTGACCACGCCAGAGCCTGTAGTACTCATCAAAGCGGTCTTCGTAATTGGACTCGTAATAATCGCGCCAATCATCACATTTGTTAATAACCCACGATTCAATGGACTGTTCTGCCATGAGGGGGTCTGGGCTGTAATCATCTGCCATTTTAGTATCCCGCTACCACATCCAAGATTTCGTGGTCTTCGATTTCATATTCATAGTCATAGGCTACTTCAGCCAGCTGATCTATGTACGCTAACGCATCAATCAGGTCATCATGCGTCAAAGCATCTGGAAACTGAAACAACTGGTCAAGGAACTTAACATTCCATTCGCCTTGATTCAGGGTGATATATCCGTTTTCAAACCTTCCTTGTAACGCCCACATCACCCGGTCAGTCTTTTTCTTGTTTCCGTGTGTTAATTCCTCAACTCTAAAAAACGTGCCATACCGCTTCATCAAGTCAGAAAGCGGCGACATTACTGCTTGTTTGGCGATTCCTTTTTCGATTCCGACACTGACGGGTCGATAGTCACGGACGGCTTGAAAAATCTTCGTAGCCGTCTCATCAAGGCCCCAGCGACCGTAGATAATGTTTTCCACAAACCAGCCATTTTCATTCACCTTTGCGACTGCAATCGCAGTATCGTCCAGTTTTGTATTCTTGGTTCGCTTCTTGTTGACATCCTCAAAGCCAGCCAGGTCGACAGCGATGTAGTAATCGCCCTCTTCAGGTTCTTCCCCGAACTTAACCCACTCTTCTTTGAACATTTCAGAGCCTCTAGCTTCAAAAGAAGCCATAAACTCTTGCCTAAAGGCGTAACTAGACATGGATTTCTTGGCAATGTCAATTTCGCCAGAATCCAGCATGGAATTATCGTAACTCGTAAAGTGCCAAGCCTTATAGGTTTCGTCATCACCTAACTCGGCATACTTGTACAGTTCGTAGAAATGGTTACGGCCCATCGGGGTTCCGATAAACAACGCCTCACCCTTCTGGTCAGCAAGAGCGGGTCTAAGGATCTGCTCCCAGACATCAGGCTTCATATCGGCGTATTCGTCCATGACAAGGTATTTCAAAGAAACACCACGCATGGTTTCGGGTCTATCAGCACCTTTTAGGCTAATCGTGGCCCCATTGACCAGTTTGATTTGAAGATTGTTGATATGCGAGCCAGCGATAACAGGATGGCCCAGTTCCATTAGGGTTTGCCACATAATGTCACGGGCCTGCCCCTGAGTCGGGGCGACATAGAAGACATGGCCTTTATCGGCTTGAAGGCCGTTAATAATCAATAGCCACGCGGCTAATCGGGATTTTCCGGTACGCCTACCTGCGGCGACCACCTTAAAACGGGTAGGATCAGCAAAAACATCCTGCTGCCATGACAAAAGACTGACGTTTAGGTCAGCCATTATTCTTTTTTGCCCAAAAATAGACCGAACGCACCAGTTAAGGCCCCGGTCATTACGCTGACCAGTGCAGCCTGCTCAGGATTAGGGTCAGGCAACGACATAAACCACTCTACAGTTCTATAAGTCATGGCAATCATTGCAAACATTAGCAATCTTGGGATTATTCGCCATGCGTTTAGCTGCTCAGGAGTCATCAGTAAAGCCACACTACTGCGTTTGAGTTTCGTATATCAACATGAATAAAGGTTTTTGCCACGCCAATACCCGAAAATCCCATCTCAAAGGCGTAATTAAGCAAAATAAAACGTTCAGCGCCATTATTGACCTTAATATCCGCTGCAATCCCTTGGGTATGAGTACCGGGTCTTTCTTTTTTGGCCTCTATCGAGTGTTTGGGATCGCGGTAGCCAGAGGTAATCGTAAAAGGAAAGCCACATTTAGCCCGTAATTCGTCCAGCATTTCAAGAAACAAGGGTTTCATTTCGTTATTGCCGGTTTCCTGGCAGTCAAACTCTTCAATCTTGAAGTATTTCACCGGAATCGCCGTCAATAGTGGTTTGATTGATGGTTGTAGGCTCAATAGTGGGTTCCGAAACAGCACCGACACCCGTGATATTGATCTGAATGGCAGATTTGCCCCCGTTCTGGACAATATCCTTTTCAAATGCGGCCACAGGTAAGATTCGATCCATGACCAGCTTCCACGCCGCAGCCTGATTCTTGTGTTCATCATCCATCGCGGCATTAAAGATAGAGTCCAAGACCTTACGGGACTTGGGAGAAGCCAGCATGCGGGCTTTGTATTCGTTGATAATGCCCGCATCGCCCTTGGGGCGGCCTATTTTCTTCCTGCCACCGGCAGAATTGTGCCGTTTGGCACTTTTGCTGTTTATTTCAGCCTTGGTAGGGCCACCACGGCGTTTGGGTTGTTCTTCAAGGTTATCGCTAGGATCAGTATCCATGCGGCCTCCAAGGTTAGTAAGTACTCACGAATACTTCTTTTGTATCGCTTTAAAGATGGCGTAGATCGTCAAGACATAAAACGCCAGCACGGACATAGGAATGCCAATATACACCAACTCCCAGGGCGATAAGAATAATAACTCCCAGGTAAAGTCTATCGCAGACTCTACATCGCTTTGAACAGGGCAGTCATCCATTACTGAACAGTCTGTTTCTTTTCTTCTTCAAGGTATAAATCAGACAATATCTCATCATCCCTTGAATGCCCATACTGCCAAAGCCAGCTCTTTACTTCTTTACGACTAGCCTTGCCCGGTTTGCCGTAATGAAAGTTAATCGCCCTACGCAACCTATCACTGACAACAAAACGAACCGCCAGCGTAGGCGGCTGCATTACTTACCCATCATAATGACGGAATAACCACCCATTTTAGGCATTTCAGTCTCTTCAGGGGTAGATTTAGCATCATAAGGCGTAGAAAAGCCAGCATCCTGCATAGCCTTGATCTTTGCCTTTGACTTCTCGCACATCGAATAATAATCAATAGACCTATACTCAACCGTATGTTCTTCAGCCATAACTCTTTCCTCAAAATTAATATATAGTTTAGCCCGCCTTTCCCTCCCTATCCTATACAAGTATCTGAGGAATGCAATACCCCCCAGTTTCCGCTTTTTTTGTGGGTGGGTGGGTACAATAATAATAACGACACAGCTACCCCCCCTCCCCCCCATGTTACTTGTTCCTGACAAGTAAGATACTTGCTTGCGACAAGTAAGTTGTTAGTGAGTACTAACTGACAGGATACTTGTTCCGAACAAGGAAGATACTTGTTGGCAACAAGCAAGTTGGAAAGTGGAAGTGTGAGTGTGGATATAGT